CACTAACTAGCATGTGGAGATGGTCTACTACCACCCACTTACAATCACAACCAACAATTAAGTATCTTAGTTTAGCAAAGATATCATCTATCTGATTAGTCCCAAAATGAGCATGAATAAAAACCTTGTCATCTTTAAATACTTTATCAAACATAGACATTAAAGTTGACTCATCAAACTTTTCTCGTTCTTGGTCGACATACAATCGAGCATTAGCTTCAATAGATAAAATACCATCTACTGTTCTTCGCCAGTCCTCTTCAAGTGCAATGATACCAACATTATCGTTAGTTTGTTTGACCAACCAGTGTTCTAGTTCTCTCGTAATGCTAGACTTACCAAGGCCTGTGCCACCGGTTAAAGTTACTAACTCACCTTGTCTAAGACCATAAAGTTTTTGATTTAAACCAGCCCAAGGATAAGGTACAGACTCTTTCTTCTCTCTATCTAAAAAAGCATTTTTCTTTTCTGATACTCTAATAATCCCACTAGGGGTATAAAGTTTAGCATCCCACCAAGAGCTAACAAACTCTTTATACTTGCCTTTGAGAAGCATATCATTCGCATCTTTGTAACCATTAGGTAAGGTAATTATCTTAGCCTTGCCGGGCTTAAGAATACTAGCGACTTTCTTAGCTGACTCAATGCCTTGTCTATCTTTATCAAAACAAATGACAATGTTGTCAAAACTTTCAATGTACTCTAAGTTTTCTTTAACATCCTTAACTGCTCCAGAAGCTCCTCTAATAATAGAGACTACTGCCCACTTACTGCCTAGTAATTCGTAAGCGGCCATGGCATCACACTCACCCTCAGTAATGGTTAAATATTTGCCACCCTCTTTGAATAGTTGTTGACCAAATAAACCAACTCCTTGGGGACTAACATCATAACTAAACTTTTTATCTCTAACATATCTAACTTTATTAGAGGTTAGTTCATTATTAATATACAAAGGATAAATATGTTGGGCTATCTGTCCAGCACTATCATAAACAGTTTTGACTCCATACTTTTCTGCAGTTTCTCTTGAGATATTTCTGTCTGCTAACTTAGCAAAAGTACCACCATGGGCATTTAATTCTCTAACTGTTTCTGTCATCTTAGTTTCACTATCTACTATATTAGCTTGATTGTCCACCCCTTTAGGAAAAAAAGTATCGCAACTAAAACACTTAGCTGAACCATTTTCGTTGATTGATAGGGCATCACTACTACCACAAGCCGGACAAGGCAAGTGATACTTCTTAAATTTTAATGTGTTTTCCATCTTTGACCTCAAAAAAATAGGGCATCCGAAGACACCCTATCTAAAATGTAAATACCAAAAATATGATAAAAAGTGTGGTTAGGTTTCCTCAGAATCTTCAGTAGATTCTTCAGCACTTTCTTCCACTTGCGACTCAGGACAGCCTTTTAACAGCTCCTCTAAGTTTGCTCTGTGTGTACGACTAGCAAAGTCTAAAGCTTCGATAACAACAGAAAGATTACCAACCTTATTTACCATAACATTGGCATCGTTTCTTTTCTGTTCATCACCGATTGCACTAACATCAAAGTTAGTAACTTCACCTTCTTCGTTTTTAATACTAATAATCATTAGAACTCTTCTCCTCCTTCGATAGCATCAAACTCTGAGCCATCACTAGATTTATATTGCACTAAGTCAATAACTTGCATAGCTTGAAAGTCCAAACCTTTGAACTCTCCATACTTATTAGCTGTTTCCCACTCAGCATATTGGACTTTGACTTTGGAGCCGTTACCAACTAATTCATCCATGGGTACTTTATTTGCATCTAAGAGTTTAGGAGCTTGTCTAACCATGCCGTTAGGGCCATTTACCTTTCTCTTAAAAGTTATTGCTTTTCCAACTACTTCGTCATTCATGGTTATCTCTTTTACTTTAAAACCACGACCTTCAAAGTCTTTGGCGACTTCGTCACTCACTACTAAATCTACTGTATAGACAGGTTCAAACTTAGTATTTGGAGTCGTAACACTAGCCCAGTAGGCTATTCCTTCTTGTATTGCCATAAATTTTCTCCGTTTTTGGCATAATTGCATAAACTATTATAGTCTTGTAGCAAAGTCTGTCAAGAGCTATCAACTAATCTCTGCCACTATTTTAGTCAAAGAGATTGTTTCGTTGTTATGTAAAGTAATTTTAAAGTTATCGTCTGCCAAACATTCAACTTCATAAACTACCCCAGTTTTACTAAAGATATTTTCATAATTAGTAATAACAAAATTATCAAATTTTCTAAATAATTCTTTATTTAAAATAATACTTTCTGACATAGTTAAACATTTATTCTGAAAGGTATTGAACAATTTTCGGCATTAGCTTGACCAAAGTCTAAGCTATTTAAATATCGCAGACTAGCCCTTCTAATACTAGTAGGTGGGTTAGACTCAAACTCAACATTAAAAGGTTGACCTGCTTCTAAGTCATACACAATTCTAAAAGCTATGGAGTTTTTTAAACTAATATTTCTAATATAATAGGAAAAACTTTTATTTTTTATGGGTTTAGGACAAGCCAAAGGCTCACTAACTACTTTATCCACCGCATTAGAGACAGTATAAGGCTTTGCTTTTTCCGGCTCTGGTGTGGCCTCTGAGGGCTTTGCTTGTAATAAGGCTAAATTCATCATTAGTTCATCTAAACTGCTGTTTGTACTGTTTTTTAAAACAACAACCTCTTGTTGGGTTGCTATTAAGTCAGCTTGTAGCAGTAAAAACTCATCTTGCAGACTAAGATAATCTGCTTCAACTTGTCTGCTAAAGTTGCCTA